TGGTGCGGTGAGTATGTGCTTAAAAACATCATGTACGAATCAATCATTAACCAATTAGTAGTTAATTTTGGTGAAACTGAGCCAACACCTAAGAAGCGTGGAAGGCCTGCCAAATGCAAATAAAACCGCTTGCGGATAAAATAGTGGTCAAACCTGATATACGAGAACTATCAAGCGTTATCTTTGTTGATAACAAAGAAGTAGAAAACATGGGTGAAGTTGTAGCAGTAGGACCAGGTAAGAAACTTCCTAATGGTCGTAGAGAAGCTATGCCTATTGAAATTGGTGCAAGAATCAGATTTGGCACTATGAATGATGATAAGTCGGAAGAATATTTAAAATATTTTCCATATGAAGAAGATGGAGTTAAATTTATTGTGATGAGCTGGCAGGACGTGTGCTGGATTGATGAATAATGTTTTATATTTACTCACATCTTAGAAGCGATACTAAAGAACCTTTTTATATTGGTAAAGGTAATGGTAAGCGTGCTTTTGCAATTATTAACAGAAATAAGTTATGGCATGAAATAGTAAAAGATGCTGGTGGATTTATTGTTAATTTTTTAGTTAAAAATATTGATGAAGAATTAGCATTACTTTCAGAAAGAGAAGTTATTGATTCCTATAGAAAGCGTGGTGTTAATTTAGTTAATTTAACTTCAGGTGGTCAAGGTGTAAGTGGGTTAAAACATTCTGATGAAACTAAATTAAAATTTTCTAAAATACATAAAGGTAAAATAATTACTGAAGAAGTAAGAAAGAAAATATCTAATAGTATGAAAGGCATTAATGTAGGTAGACCTATTTCCGAACAACAGAAATGTAAAATATCTGCTACGCTATTAGGTAGAAAAATACCAGAAGCAACTAAATTAAAAATGGCAGAAGCGCAAAAAGTAAGACGTATTAAAGAATCTGTTTTATTAACGAATAGGAGTTTATGATGCCTTTAAAGAAATCTAAAAGCGATAAAGCGTTCAAATCCAACATTAAGACTGAAATAGCAGCAGGCAAACCACCTAAGCAGGCAGTTGCAATTGCATATTCAGTAAAGAAAGAATCATCAAAGAAAGGTAAAAAATAATGGCTATTAAACTAGAACTAGAAATTGCAGAAGTAGAACAAATCTTAAAACACTTAGCAACTGGTGCTTATGCTGAAGTAGCACAACTGATCGCTAAGTTACATGGGCAAGCATTACCTCAAGCACAAGCTCAACAACCTGTAGCTGATGCTACGGCTAATGCAGTAATAGAAGCTGAACCAGTAGATGAATAAGTAAAACTTATCAATATGTCAGATACGATACAAAACGATAATACAAACAAAGAGTTAAAAGTTGAATTAACTATTGACAAAGGTGGTGCGCCTGTTGGTAATGAAAATGCAAGAAAAGGCAGACTATTCTATGACCAGTTACGCAAGGTGCTTATTCAAGATGATGCGTTAAAGCTAAGACAGATTGCATTAAGATTAGTTGAAGCAGCAGAAGATGGCGAAGCATGGGCAGTAAGAGAAGTGATTGATCGTATAGACGGCAAAGCTATTCAAGCTACTGAGATTAGTGGTCCAGAAGGTGCAGAGCTTGTTAAAGGTATTGGTATAGTATTTGTGACACCAGATGAAAACAGAGAGGGATAATAACGGTTTTGTTTGGCCCCAGTTTCCAGCCAAACTTAAATGTTTGTTTGAACCTAAGAAAAGTCGCTATCGTGTATTATATGGTGGTCGTGGTGCAGGTAAATCTCATTCAGTAGCTCGTGCATTGTTATGTATGGGTATTAAAGACACATTACGCATATTGTGTTGTCGTGAGTTTATGACCTCAATGAAAGATTCTGTACACAAGCTATTAGTAGATCAAATCTATGATATGGGCATTGAGGCTCATTACGAGATAACACAATCATCTATACGTGGTTTAAATGGTACTGAGTTTATCTTTGCAGGTATCAAGAACAATATTAACGGCCTTAAATCCATAGAGGGTATAGATTATTGTTGGGTAGAGGAAGCAAACAACGTAACTCAAACCTCTTTTGATGTGCTTATACCTACAATCCGTAAAAATGATAGCGAGATATGGATAACATTTAACCCTGAGTTACCCTCTGACTATACATACAAACGCTTTGTCATTGACCCACCTACTAATGCTGTAGTGCAGAAAGTTAATTGGAATGACAATCCTTGGTTCCCCGAAGTATTAGACTTAGAAAGACAATCATTACGCACTAGAGATTTTGAAGCGTATCAAAACGTGTGGGAAGGCTACACACGATCAACCATTGATGGTGCTATCTTTGCTAAAGAGATGCAACGTGCTGAACAAGATAATCGTATATGTAATGTACCTTATGATGCAGTCAAGCCTGTTATCGCTGTGTTTGATATAGGTTGGGCTGATGCTACTGCTGTATGGTTTGTACAGTTTATAGGTATGGAAACTAGACTAATACGTTATTACGAAACTAATCAGACTACAATTAGCGAGATATTAGCTAAGATGCAAACTTTTGGTTATGTTTACGATACGTTATACTTACCGCATGATGCTCAAAATCGTACTATTTCATCTAATGGCCGCAGCTTAGAAGAAATTGTTAGAGCTAGTGGATATAATGTTAGAATTATTGAACGTACACCTATTAGCGATTCTATCAATGCAGCTAGAACGATATTTAGCTCATGCTACTTTGATAAAACACATACAACTGCTGGCTTAGACTGCTTGCGCCATTACAGATATGACACAAATGCAGAAACAGGTGCTTTCAGTAAAAGCCCATTACACGACCAATACAGCCACGGGGCTGACGCTTTTCGGTATATTGGTTTGATGATACAAGAGAAGAAAGTTGTCAAGCGTACACAAGTGAATTATGATATAAGCAGTTGGATGTCCTAAAAGGGTTTATATGGCTATAAATGATGATGGTAATGGTGGCATTTACTCAAGCGAGTATGCAGATGAAGATAATACTGGCATCATTGATGAAGCCAAAGAATATTTACGTTTCTGCTCTGATGCTGATTCAAACAATAGAGTAGAGGCTTTAGACGATCTAAAGTTTGCTGGTGGCGATCAATGGCCAGTAGAAATACAAAACTCACGTTTACTTGAATCAAGGCCTTATCTCACTATCAACAAGATTGATGCTTATTGCCGTCAGATAGAAAACCAACAAAGACAACAACGCCCACGCATGAAAGCGCATGGCATGAATGATGAATCAGACGAAAAGATTGCTGACATTATTACAGGTATATGCCGACACATTGAAAATCAATCTGATGCTGATTCTGCTTACGATCATGCTTTTTCTTTTGCAGTCAGAATGGGTTGGGGTTATTGGCGAGTAGTACATGATTATCCAAGACCTGATAGCTTTGACCAAGAAATTTACATTAAGCGTATTGAAAACGCTTTCATGGTTTACTTTGACCCTAACTCTAATGAGCCTGATGGGTCTGATGCTGAGAAGTGTCTAGTTACTGAAGTAATTAGTAAAGAATCATTCCGTAAAATGTACCCTGGTGCTGATGATGGTGGTGGCTTTACCCCTCGTGGTACTGGTGACAGTCAATCAGAATGGATCACTAAAGAAGATATACGTATCGCTGAGTATTTCTATACTGAATATACTAAAAGCAAACTATTACTGTTATCAGATGGTACAACTTGTTACAAAGACGAAAAGCCTAAAGAAACTATCTTACAAGATGCAGGAATCTACGTAGTTTCAGAACGTGAAACAGTTAGAAAGCAAATTAAATGGGTCAAACTAACAGGTATGCAAATACTTGAACAACGTGATTGGCCAGGCAGACATATTCCAATCGTGCCAGTTTATGGGCAACAGTTAATTGTAGACAGTAAGAAGAAACGCTTTGGCTTAACACGAATGGCTAAAGACCCACAACGTATGTATAACTTTTGGTCAACAGCTCTGACTGAATCAGTCGCACTAGCACCTAAAGCTAAATACTTACTTGCAGAAGGTCAAGATGAAGGCCACGAGATGGAGTGGAATTTAGCTAACGTAAAATCTATGCCTGTCTTACGCTATAAACAGACTGATTCTGAAGGCAGAATGGCACCAGTTCCTACAAGGATTCAACCAGAACCACCACCAGCAGGCATGGTAACGGCTTTACAAGGTTTAAATTCTGACTTGATGGCAGTTATAGGGATATATGACCCTAGTAATCTACCGAACGGCAATCAATCAGGCAAAGCTCTGAATGGTATGCAACAACAGACCGATATGACTAACTTTCACTACTATGACAATTTGACTAGATCAATTCGTCAAACAGGTAGAATCATCTTAGATTTAATCCCTCACATTTACGATAAACAACGCATTATGCGTATTATTGGTGCTGATGGTAAAGGCGAGCTTGTTACAATCAATGAACAAGGTCAAGATGAGCAAGGTGTTGATAAAGTATTAAATGATGTAACAGTAGGTCAATACGATATTGTGATGGAAACTGGACCAGGCTATTCATCTAAACGCCAAGAAGCTGTTGATAGCATGATGAGTTTATTACAAGCTGATCCTGGTCTAATGCAACAAGCTGGTGATTTGATATTCCGTAATATGGACTTCCCTGGTGCTGATATTGTTGCAGATCGTTTAGCAGCAGCTAACCCACTAGCGCAAATAGATGAAAAGTCTAATATTCCACCACAAGTACAAATGCAATTAGCGCAATCACAACAAACTATCCAACAGTTACAACAACAGATTCAACAAATGACTATGGATATTCAATACGGTGCTAGTGTTAAAGAGCAACAAGATAAAGCTATGCTACAAAAAGCACAGATGGAAATTGCTGCTAGAGTACACGATACTCAAATGCGTACAGATACTACAGCGCACGATACAGTTATTAAAACTCAAACACAGAAAGAAATTGAAACAATGAAAGCACAGTTAGCTTTATTGTTAGCGCAAATGGATATTAAAGATTTACATGAAGCAGAATCAGAAGCAGTTGAACGTGGTATCTAATCGGAGGTTATTATGGCAGTTGTAACTAGCAATAACATAGCAGAATGGAAAGCAAACGAGATGGCAAGGCGTAATGGTCAGCCAGCACCTAAGAAAGCTAATCCTTACGCTGATCTTAGTCGTGAAGAACTAAAAGCGCATAAATCACAGATTAAAGAAATACTAAAAGAAACAAAAGCACCAAAGGCATCAAAAGAATAATTGACACACAATTTTAAATAGTTTATATAGTAATTTCATAGGAGCTTGAGCAATCATGGCCGAGAAAGAAGCAAGTAATGTAGTAACAAGTGAAACAGCGCACACCTTTTATGCAGAAAGATTAGGTTTAGCTGATGAGCCAATAGATGTTGAGTTTGAATCTGTAAAGAAAGAATCAGACAAAACTAAAGGCAACAAGCAGAGTGAACCCGAAGCAGAGGCAGAAGCTAATACGGAACAGACTATTGAGAAGCGGTCAGATAAGCTTAATAAAAGATTTGATAAAGTAACACAACGAGCTAAAGATGCAGAAGCAAGAAGTGTTGAATTAGAGAATCGTCTTAAAGAGTATGAAGCAAAGGCAACACCACAACAAGAACCTGTAAGGGCTACTATTGAGGGTAAGCCACAAGCAAGCCAGTTTAATGATGCTTTTGAATATGCAGAAGCCTTAGCTGAGTGGAGTGCTGAAAATGCTTTAAAGCAAAGAGATGCAGAAGAAGTACAGCGTAAAGCAAAGAAAGCTCAAGATAAAGTTTTAAATAACTGGAATGAGAAGATTGCAAAAGCTAAAAATACTCTGCCTGATTTTGATAAAATGGTGCAATCAAGTACAACAGTTGTTAGCAACGAAATACGAGATAGCATTTTAGAAAGTGATGTAGGACCTCAACTCCTATACTTTCTAGCTTCAGATGAAAACTTTGCACAGAAACTAACAGAAATGCCGTTAGTGAAAGCTCTAAGAGAAATAGGCAAACTGGAAGCACGATTTGAGCAAGAGGATAAACCAAAAGCTAAAGTTGCTAAAGAATCTGTTTCAAGAAGTACAGCACCTAGTCCTATTAGGCCGTTAAATGGTGGTAAAATTGGTAATGATGTATTGATTGACACTAATGGTGAATTTCAAGGCTCATATGCTCAATGGAAAGCCGCACGAATGGCGAATAAGATTAGATAAACCTAATTTTTTTGGAGAAATATAATGGCTAATA